TGTTCGTTGCCTCCGAGATAGTCCGAAAAGGTCGTAGCACCTCCGTAATCGTGTCAAAATGCTCTATGCGTGTGGCAGAGTCTTTGGTAAAGACCTTGGGGGTCATTCCTTTATCGAACTTTAGTGCGGAGTAGGTGGTGGGCATGTTACTCTAATGTTATTTGTACCGAAGACGTGGCAGTTGGCTTACCAAAGCAAGCAAACATCCCGTAGCCTATATTGTGACCACCATCAGTCGTTACTGCAAGAGAAACAGTAAACGGAGTTGAAGTGGCTGGCGCATAAAACTCGTCGTGATATGTAGTTTTACTTGCTGGTGGAACGTGGGAGGGTCCGTACTGTGTACCGTTTACATATAGTTTACCACTCATTGTGCCCCCTGGGTTTATCTCCTCTAAGTAGTAAGTACAATATCCATTCCCGCCAAAAAGTCGAAAGGTTGCTGTTTTAACAATAACAGTTGATGCTGTTCCAAATATGCCATTAGATGTTGATGATGCAATTTTATCTGTGCTACTAGCTAGTGCGTAAAATGGGAATCCCCATGAAAGATTACCAGAAGCATCATTCATTAAGACCGTCGAGGATGCCACACCATTGTTTGTTGGAAAAGTGAGCGACGACCATGAAGCGTCTGTTGCATTGGTCTGCAGGAACTTCCCTGAGTTGCCTGTTTGAGTTGGCAATAGTGCGTTGAGTGCGTCGTTCTTTGTTGTAGAACCTGTACCACCTTGTGCAATGCTTAAAACTGCGTTACCAAGAAATGACGTGTTGATTGTAGGAGAAGTCAGCACTGGAGTCGTGATAGTTGGAGAGGTTGCGCGTACAAAGCCACCACCTGAGCCTTGCTCGTCGCTGAGAAGTCCTGCGAGGGTTGCTGAGGTGGAGAATATAGGACTGTAGATAGTATCGTAAAAGGTTTTGAGGGTGGAGGTGGCGTTGCCCCATGTGATTTTCTTTGTGGTGAGGCTTGCTGTGTCGGTATAGGGCAAAACGTCAGCATCGTCGAGAGAAGTGCCAGCGGTGAGGGAGCTTATGGTTTGGGAAGCACCGAGAGCAGGAGGGGCGGTTTCCTTTTGGTAGAACAGCGAACCTACGACCATGACTGCGCTGATAAGAATGGAGGCGAGGATTTGCATATTAGTTGCGTGAGGGTAGCGAATAAGAGGAAGCGTTGCGTGCGGTCAAATTGGGGTCGTTGATAGGGTTTTCAAGCAGTATCTCGTTGCCGTCTTCTGTGAGTAGCGCAAAGCCGTCTTCTTTGAGCAGAACACCTGTGTTGAGGTTTGGGAGTGTGTAGACTGACACATTACGATTTGTCGTTGGATAAGGCATTATATTGAACAGACTTCTTCGCTGGTAATTTCATTTGGGCGAGATGAGTCAAAGCGAAGTATGTCACGCTGTAATTCTTTTATTCCTGACTCAAAATCTGCTGGAATGTCCTCACGACCAGATGAGTATTGGCGAGAAAGCGCAAGATTGGTTGGTTTGAGATACATCGCTGAGGCATAGAAAGCCAACAACGGATGATGTACGGCAAGAAATCCTGCTTGCTTTGTGGTATCCGATGATACAAAGAAACTTGGTATACGCTGAAACTCAACGTGTAGGGTTGGATAAAGTCCAATAAACGTATCGCTTGGTGGAATGTTAAGAAAGATTGATTTTCCCTCAATCTGATATTTTGCAGGAAAACCATCAAGTGTAGTGAACTCATCGTCATCATCCATAGGCTCTAAATAAACACGCTGATTTGCAACTACATAATAAATACCATTGAGGCGTTGAAACGTAGAAGCGTCTGCACCTGAACTTGCTACTGGCAACGTATAGTCTGATTGAGATTGTACAAGTGTTATTGGGGCATTGGGAATATCCGTATAGTTCAAGTCATCTTGTTTGGCGTTTTTATCTACCTTGAGTATTGCAGTCCACACTTTTCCAAGACCGAGATTGAGATAGCCAGTGAAAGTTTTTAGAAGTGTTGCGTTATTAGAAATTCCACCACGACCAAGCATGGTCAAATCTTCACATAATTGAATAAGTCCGTCTCCGTCTGTTGCTGAATTAAATTTCATTGTGGATTTTATGTGAGAGCGTTACTAATAATGCGCTCACTCAAGCCCACAAGGGGCTGAGACTGATTAGAGTTCAGTAAACTCTGCGACAACTCTACCAGTAGGGCTGGAAGTTCCTGCACCACCTGCGTTTACAGTAGCGGTAACAACTAGCCAGTCACTTGGACCAAAGATTGCGTTCACTGAATTTGTGGTAACGCTATCTGATGTCGTAGCAACCCAAGTATTCGCCGCCAATGGCATGTTATTGCCAAGCTGAGTGGTTGCGAGCCAAGGACTTGCAGACTTATAAGTCTTTAAGACCATAGTTGTGCCTGTACCAGTGTTCAATCGAGCACCGACAAAACGTAGGGTACTTGATGAGCTAGGTGGAGCTTTGAATGTGCAGATGGTTGTCGAAGCCTGTCCAACAGTTCCACCAAGGTCACATGGGTAAGCCCACTTTCGCACCGTACCATACGAGAAGTATGGACTCGCAAGGTCTGGGGAAGCAACGGAACCAACTGATTTCTCAACAACAATGGTCTCTACGTGCTTTGGGAAAAGCATGAGTCCACCACCAGAAACAAGAAGTGAAACCAATACGGTTACGAGGATATTTTTGTTTTGCATAGTTTTAATGTTAGTAATAATCAAACATTAAAAGTTAAGCAACAAGAATATCGAAGCAAACAGGAACCATCTTTGCCCATGCCTTGAACTTGCGGTCAATGCGTGACTCAAGACCGATACCTGAAATCTGAGCACTTGAGACAACTGGGTTTACAATCTCCTTTACCTTTCCGTAGGTAGCTTTGACGATGTAAACATCCATAGCCTTCTTTACTCCACCAAAAACGTGTCCAGAGACATTCTTTGATGTTGAGTAGTGTTCAACTCCGAGATACTTAAATCCTTTCTTAATACCGTTCTTCAACACGTCATCTGCTGTTGAAAATCCTTCAGAAGAAGCAAGGAGTTCGACTTTCTCGAAATCTGCCTCACGCCACTGAATGAACATACCATTGCGCTCTGCGAGGTCTGCACCCCCAGCAGTACGAATAGCGGTCTTCATAGCGGCGATTATGTTCTTGATGTTCGATAGAGAAACAGTGATGTTTCCTGCTGAACCACCAATGTTTGAGTTATCGAAGTTAGTCCACTGAGCGTGTTCCAAGAGCATTGCTGTCTCCATTCCTTCGTTCAACACAACGCCCATGTTATCTGCAATCTCCATGAAATCACTAAATGACTTCTGTGCGAGGTCTGCATCGTCAATGTGCTGTGCAGAGTAGACATAATCACTAATAGTGACAGTCTCATCTGTCGTTGCGATTGCGGTTGAGGTATATCCTGTTCCACGAGTTCCTGTGCCCTGTGTAGAGTCAGTGAGGTATGGGTTACGAACAATACCTGTATTCGTATAATTTACTTTAAGAATTTCCTTCCACACCGTAGGTGCGTTAAGTCGTTCTTGGAGCTTAGTCTCATAGGCTAAGCTAGGGATTACTGCCATAGGGATAAAATTAAATTAAGTAATTTTATCAGATGGACTAAGAATTATAGAAAACGCCTTTACTTTGTTCTTGCTTGAGCTTTGCATTGACCACTTTAATCCTCATTTCATGAGGGACATCCTCTAAGGGCTTTGACATCCAGTATTCAACGCTATCTGTAGCGACATTACCTGAACGTTTACCTTTTGGAGTTGCCTTTTCTGTCTTATCCAATGCTCTTACTTCCTCAAGTTCAGACTGGAATCTTTTACTATCAAGAAGACTATCTAAGTCTTTTCCAGTATCTTTCAACCAATCTTTTACGAGTTTCATCTCTGCCTCGCCCTTAATTCCGCTTGCTACAAGAAAGGCTTTTTGTGCATAATCCAAGTCACCTGATTTCTTCTCTGTAACAACTTCTTTCTTTTCGACAACCTTATTCTTGTTACGCTCTAAGATTGCTTTGTTTTTAAGAGCTTCCGCTTTCCAATACTCGACACCTTTTTCTTCTTCTTCGGTTTCTTCGAGCACTTCTTCGGCTTCCTCTGTAGATGTTTCAAGGTCTACCACCTGATTTTCTTCGTTTTCCATAGTGAAGTTCTAGTTGTGGGATTTTTACAAAGTTTCCCTTCTTGATTATTTATATTATACCAAATTTTCTACTTAACACCAAACGTATCGACGAACACAGGAGTACATACCGAGCAATCACGCCCTGAGTCCTCACAGTTATCGCATTTGAACTTTGGTTTCTTCGCTACAACGACATCTTCTGCGACATCAGCAACGACTTCATCAACTTTCTTTGCCATACTTTAATAATTACTACTTATAAACAACGGTCACATCTGCTGTGCCTCCTATCGTGAGATAGAGTCCAGTATCAAATGTGGCGTTAAAAAACGGAATCCATCGCTCACCTGCTACAAGCGTAATGGTATTGCACAAGATTGGTGTCGTAGCGGTAAGTGCATCCCACAGTTTCAGAGTCCCTGATGAGTGAGAATTAACTATGATACCAACTATTTCCCCATATCCTGTTTTTACCAGCGCACTTGATGAAAGATTTTTGTACTTATTCATGGCTATATAGCTTCATTATAGGGAGTTTCGACATCCTCCTTTGGGCTAGTAATCTTGCTCAACTCAGAAAATCCACCCTCAAGAGCGTTTACACCCTCCCAAATACCACGGAGGTGTGCTCCGAGTTCTTCGTTAGGAATAGGATTTTGAGTTGCGAGTTGTACAAGGCTAAATGCACGATTGAATAACGGATTGTGCTTCTTTCCTTTTTCAATAACGCCCTGAGTGTAGAGATGCTGTAAAATGACGAGCTTTACTGCGTCAAACATCTCTTTATCGTTGCAAAATGCTTCAATCTTTGCGACCTGTAAGTCTGTAAGATAGTCTTTCATAAAATTATGCTACTGCTAATGGTGCTGATAATTGTGCTGGTAATGCTCCTTGTGGTAACTGAGCCTGTTGTGGCGGTTGTGTTGTCATCTGCGTAAAGTCTATCGGACTTAAACCAGATGCCTCAAGGAGTTCATTGAATGTTTTTGAGAACATGCTTGCGCCCTGTGGGTTTTGCATAGCTTGTCTCAGTAAGTTGGTGAGTTTATCGGCAATTCCAGCAAGGTCTTTCTGCTTCCCTTTAATATTCATAAACACTTCGACTGGAATATCCTTAAATTCATCTTTTAGTTCAGTGAAGAATTGGCGAGTGCCACTGTTCATAAATGCTTGCTTTTCTTGTTCAAGTATCGACTGAGCTTCACCATCAGCAAATGTTTCTCCATTCAGAATTTTGTCTATGATAATCCTATTTGCTTTATTTGTTGCGATTGCGTCTCTTACTTCGAGCATTTCATCAAGTGTCAGGTTTTCAGAAAAACCACGGCTCGTATTGAGGTCTGCGACAAGCCACGGAAGTATCCATTCTGGGTAAAGTACGTCAGCAAAGAATGTAGCAATCTTTCCTTGTCGATATTCGTGTATTCCTTGACCCTCTTGAACGATAAGCTGTTGAAGCGCAAATGGTGTTCCTGCGGTGGGATTTTGTCCAAGCGCACCCTCAGAAGCAGAACCGAGAACACGAGCGTCATTCTGCATTTTAGCCTGATGATTGGTAAATGCTGTGAGATTTTGGATATTTCCATCCAGTTTCGTGATGGGCTTTCCAGTCTCATGCTTCAAAATGGTGTTCACCTTTAAGTCACTGAGTTTTTGTCCTGAATACTCCTCACTATCAGTCTGAAATACCGTTAATGCACCATCGAGAAGCTGTTTAATCTTAATTGCTGAGTAGTTGTTCCATACTTGGGGTTCAAATAGTGTTTCAACGATAGAGCGACCACATGCACGACCACGAGAGCGCACTTGGTCAATTTTAAGAGCCTTAAAGTTCTGGCTAAGTGGCTTGTCCTTTCCTTTGTAAAGCGTAATTCCGTTTTTTGTGCCATCACCTGATGTGTAATAACAAACGATATGCCTTTGTGGGGTGTATTTGTACATTTCCCCATCTTCTTTTAACCAGTGTTCGGGAAGATTTCCACAAAGTTCATAGACCTCAATGTATTTGCTTGGTGTTTTTGTGGTCTGATTTCCAGCGATAGAGTTCTTTCGTTCCTCAACTGCCATAGCGATTGCCTTATCAATCATGTCGCTATCCCATTTATCCTTAAAGTCAGTGAGTTCAGCAATAGAATACTCATGGCGGATACATATTGGACCTGCCATAATGTCAGTCTGGTCACAAAAGGCAATCGTTTTCAAGTCCACCACTTCTGGGCGAACATCATTTACATTTTTAACTAAAACAAGGTCATAAATGATTGAGGACTCAACAACTTCGTCAATAAATGAGTCTAGTTGGTGCTTTCTTGCCCATTGTGGATGACGCTTTTTTACGATAAATGACTTGTAGTTCTGCGTAATATCGTTCACATAAGGGACAATGTGCTTTACATCAAATCCCTCAGAGCGAAATGCTACGTTGATAATCGGGGTTACAATGTCATCGTAAGGGCGCAATCCATCGTTTTTACCC